GTATGTACCAAGCAGACAAATTGCTGGTGAGTATGGAGTAGATGTTCGCTACGGCATTATGTCCGGTATGGACCCTAACCGTGCAATCATTGCTTTGCTACAGATGCGTAGCGATAAGTTAGTTTCAAGAGATTATGTAAGACGCGAAATACCTATGGAGTTAAATGTCACTCAAGAAGAGCAACGTGTGGATATTGAAGAGATGCGTGATTCTCTGCGTATTGCTGTTGCTCAGTACGCTCAGACCATTCCAGCACTTGCTGCCCAAGGTCAAGATCCTTCTCTCATTGTTTCAAGAATTGCTGAAGTCATTAAGGGTAGACAAAAGGGCAAGCAACTCGAGACGATAGTTGAAGAAGTATTTATGCCTGAAGAGCAACCTGAAGTCCCAGCAGAAATGATGGGCGCACAAGTTCCAGCAGCAGGAATGGCCCCAGCTCCTGCCTCGCAGCCAACTCCAGAAATGATGACTGGTGCGGCCCCTGCTGCTGGCGCTCGTCCTGATATAGCAACTCTACTCGCTCAGATAGCAGGGTAAGGAGGTGTATAAATGAAAAAAGGTGGTCGCGCAAAGGCTTCAATGGCTAGGCCAAAGGAAGGCTCCAAGAGCGCTCCAAAGCCAGCAGGCGGAGAAGTCAAATTCGGTTATGCCGGAAAAGCTCGTAAAGGCAAGAAGGCTTAAGTTATTTATATGCGAGAGGATAGAGTGTGAAGAAAGAACCCAATTTTGTTCCACGCTCTATCCGCTTCGCTGATTTCTTTGTGATACTAGCAGGGTTCTTTCATAATTTGATAACAGCATTTCACGTATTCTCAGATGAGATTTTAGAATTAGCAAAATATAACGCAATCCGCAAGAATGAAGTTAATCAGGCTTGGGAAGATTTTACATTAGATTTAGAAAAGATGGAGGACGGCAATGGCTAGAGGCCCACTCGCAGGAGCTGCAGGTCCAGGCAAGTTCTCCAAGAGAACAGACCTACCATCATCGGGTTATGGCGAAGGCGTAGAGACCGCTGCAATTAAAGCTGGCGCTCCGCTTGCACAAACCCCAGATGTTCGACCAACATCGCGTAGCGATATGGGTATGGCTCCAAGTCAAGTTGAAAGAGTAACTTCATTATATGCTCCAACAGAACGAGCAGATGAACCAATTACTGCAGGTATTGCTATGGGTGAAGGCCCTGGCCCTGAAGCGTTAGGTATTAACGCTGCGCGTCAACGGTTAAAACTTTCTGATTCTTTAGCACAAATGCTTCCCTTTGATACTACCGGTGAAGTTACAATTTTGTATCAAGAAGCGTTAGCGCGAGGTGATTGATGGCTGACTTAAATGCAGCAGCAAATGCTGCCGGTCTGTCAGGCAATCAAAAGAAGCAAATAGAGCGATTAAATAAAGCATTTGAAACTCATAAGGCTCTTCTTAATTTGCCAGGTACGGTAGCTAATAACGTTTACACTAATAAGTTGACTCCTAAAGAGCAACAGGATTTAGTAGATAAGTTTGGTCAAGAACCGCCCGAAGAGAAGCGTTCTGTTCTTGGAACTGCTTGGCATTACACCGGCGGAGCACTATTTCGTGGTGCAATGGCACTATCTGACCTATCTACTCGTGCAGCACGTACTGGAATCATTGCCCTTGAGGAAGGGCGTGACCTAGCTGACGCTTGGGATCGTGCCGAAAAGGATGGACAAAAGGTATTTAACGAGTCAAGACTCGTAGAAGCTGAAGAAAAGTTTGGTAAGAATCTTGTAGGTATAGCCAAGAAAATTAAAACTGCTCGTAACGCCGAAGAAGTAGCTAAACTTATGGCTACAGCCAGCGAAGAAGAGAAGTATTGGCTACAGATTTCTGACCGTTCAGTCAAAAACCTACCAGGTGCTGACGTTAAGAAGATTCAAGCAGACAGAGACTTGCTTGATGATGCAATATCTGCAGTGAATGCGGCTCAATACTCACCAGGTCGTGCTATTGCTAACATAATTGATGCTTTTGTTCCTGGCGATTTCTATAAAAACGGTTTTTTCTACAAGATGACATCAGGCGCAGTAGATGCAGCCTATCGAATCTTTGCCGATCCATTACTTCTGGTAGGTAAAGCCAAGCGTTTATATGATGTAAGCAAGTATGCCTATGAAGCGGTATTAGTTTCTGCTCGTAAAGGCGGAGACACTGCCGCAACTTACTTTGCAAAACCATCAACTGTAGATTTTTGGAATGCTTATGGTGGCAAACTTAAGGATTTACGTAAGGCTACTGAGCGTGGCGATAAACTAGCCGCCGCTAAAGCCCGTAAAGAGGCAGAACGCCTAGCTCCGGAGTTTGGCCCAGCAGTTATCAATTTATTTAACAAGGCTGAGGTTGAAGATATAAGTTCTGCTAAGGCTTTCTTCTATAATGAAGATGATGCTTTTAAGATTATGAGCGCTGGTACAGCCCGTCGCCGTATTCTTATGCCTCGTCTTAATTTTGCTCGTCAAACTAGAGTGGCAGTTCTTACTGGAGCAAACAAGGTATTTAATCTTGATGAGATTGGACCTGCCTTAGTTGATGATTTCTTTGGCGCACCAGAGACTCAAGATGGAATATTTAAAGCTGTAACTGAAACACCTGAGCGTATAATTAAGGCCGCTAAGGGTTTCCAACCTAAAGGTCTTAAGTCTTTGCGTTGGTCTAGTTTTCAAATTGCTCGTCGTATTGATAGCGCTAAGCGTAAATTTACTCGCATTCCATTATTTAGAGATGACACATTTGACGTAATGGCTGCAGATGCTCCCGAAAAGATTTATCAATTAGCAGCAGTAGTTATGCCCACTCGCCAAGCCCGTTTGCTATCTGAAACATTCTCAGGCCTAGAAGAAGCAGGTAAGCGTAAAGAGTTTTTTTATGGACTCTATTCATCTATTGCTGAAATTCGCGGAATGAATATGACCGTTGAAGGTCAAAGAGTTGTCCGTCAATTAACCGGTAAAGGTCAAGTCCAATACAGCATTGCGGGAACTGATGACTATATTGACTTTGGTTTACTGCCTAGCGAGATGAATGATTTTGTTACAGCTCCTAGCCTTGTTGACATAGATCGTATGGCTTCAAGAACCAGTCTTATCCAGCGTATTGTCGGTGTATCTAACAGCAAGTTTATGGAAAGCGTAACCAATGCTTGGTCATTCTTTACCCTTGCTGGTTACCGTTACGCCCTACGTAATTCTATTGAAGACTTAATGGTTAATATTGCTATTGGTTCTAGCCCTTGGGGTATTGCTAAGAGTCGTTATCTTTCAACACGCCTATCAACAGCAATGCGTTTAGCCCCAGGGTTGACTGCTGCTGAAAAGTTTACAGCAGAACCGCTTGGTATTATTATGCGTTTCGTCAATAAAGGCGAATCCGAAAAGTACGCTGCACGTATTAAAGAAGTAGATGCAATCCTTGCTACTAAAAAGGTTAAGATTGCAGAGTACGAGAATATTGTAAAGACTAGCACTGACCCTAAAAAGGTTAAAGGTGCTCAAGCCGGTATCCGTCGCCTTCGTAAAGAAATGCAAGGTGGCGTAGAGCAAGAAGTCCGAAGGATAATGGCTGATGCTCTTACCGCAGGGCGGGTACAAAGATTTGCCAAAGCAGCAGGATTTACCAAATTAGATAGTGACGCTTTAGAATTACTAACCGAGCAGGTTACATACGGAAATGTAGATAATCTACTTGCAGTGATATCTGAAGGTGGATTTAACTTTGCTGCAGGTTCCAACTATCTTGATGCCTCATTTGACTTAGCTAAAAATCTTGGCGTAAGGCAAGCAGAACTACGTCTAGACCTAGGTGGTCTAAAGACTAAATATGCTAAGGCAGCAGGTAGAAGAGGCTTTACTGAAATTGGTCTAACGCCAAATAATGAAGCATCTATGATTGCTTGGGCGCTACGTCTTTCATTCTATGGCAATGATGAACTAGGTTCTATTGCTCTTGCTAATATTGACGATCCAGTCAAAGCAGTTAATGCTATGAAGCAATGGTTAATTGATAATCCAAAGGTTTTAAAAGATGCTAGAGCATCCTCAGCTAAGAACATATCAATAGACGAGTATGCCAAGATTGTTTACAATCGCGCTAAGGCTATTGTTACCGGTCGTAACGGTGAAGTTAATCTAGAGTTGTTAAGCAAGATTCGCACCTTTGATGCTGACTTAGACCGTTATGTGATTTCTGGCAAGTTAACTCTTGATGACCTACCTGAAGATATTAACTTAATTCCATCAACAGTAGTAGGACCAGAGTTGGTCCCTGTTGCTGACGCAGGCAATTACACATCGTCCTTAATGCAAAAGGGTTGGGTCTGGCTTGGTTTATCTACAGCTCGTATATCACGCCAACCTATGGCATTATACGAAGTAACTAGACTTCGCAAGACGATGCGTAAGAATGGCTTTGAACAAGCCTTCTATGATAATTTTACTAAAGGTATTGATGATGCTGAGGCAAAGGCAGCAGCGTTAATCAACGCAAAGCGCGAATTTGCTACCTTGGTTGAAGAGCGAGCTATATCTGAGATTCTTCCTATG